TCTAGTGGTTATGATTACTTTGTTGAAGTAGATGGTACAGTTGTAAAGCGTTCTGATAGTTTTAAAAATATAGAAAATTATTATGTAGATGAATGTGAAAAGGTTCATAGTGATACTCATGGAAGATTAATCGTAGGTAAACATCAAGTAATAGGTGGTATTGCTACGTTGCAATCTGAGTTTCCCGATGAATCTAATACGAAAGCAGAGATAAAAGCTTGGTACGATCTACGTAGTATTCTATATGATGATAGTGAAACTAAAGCAGAATTGTTATCTAGAATTGTAGATAACTTTGGTGCAAAACATATAAAGAAGTAATATGAAAAATCCTTTAGCAACATTTTATGGATGGCAAGTTAACTCAGGTGCATTAGATGGATGGACATCTTATCATTTAGCAGCTGGATTATTTATAGCAAAGGTAGCACAATGGTTAGGTGCATCAGATTTATGGGCGGTCTTATGGGTACTTATAATAGGTATTGCGTGGGAAATATTTGAAGTATACGTTGAAGGTACAGAAGAAACGTATGGAACAAAACAACGATGGGCAATTAATACTGCATCAGATATATTTGTTGAAGTAGCAGCTGCTTGGTGGATGGTTTTATGAGTGAAGATTTAAAAGATTATTTAACTATAATAGGTTTTTTAGTAATTGTACTTGGAGGTTTGGTTTTCTTTGGAAGTTGTGATGGCGGATGGTCAGTATCTGGTTATGAGGTATGAGTGATGAGAAAACGTACAGGAGTTATGGAGTCACTAAACTTGACGATAATATGCGGATTAGTCTTAACCTTAAGTGGCTTGGGCAAATTATCGTGGGAGTTGGTATCGTTGTTATGGGTTACTTACGTATTGAAAACAGGATTGGAGAACTTGAACGAAGAATGGAACTTGCTAATTCCAGAATTGAAGACCTTGTCAGCAAACATATAGCTGAAGAAGAAGTAAAAATAACACAAATGCAAGAACAATTAGAATGGTATCAAACAGAATTAAACTTAAATCCCTTATCTTGGGGAAAGAAAAAAAGAAAGAAAAAGTAGTCTTAACTGAAGATGACTTTAATCATAACTATTTTATTAATCGAGAATTGCGGAGAGTTCGATAATGCCTTTTCCTTTTCACTGTATTGAATGTGACAAGCTTGTAAAAGAAGCGTTTAATGAAATCTGTGAAGAATGTAAAAAAGGTAAAGAAGTCTTTAGAGAAGAGGAAGAGTGATAATGAATTTTTTGAAGATCTACAGCGAAGCGGGTATGATAGGTGTCGTAGGGGCTTTGCTAGTGTATATGGTTTACTCTATGAACAAAAGAGGGTCTGCTCAGGCAGACGCTTTGCAAGACCTAAAAACAGAGAACAGGGGTCAGAGTGAAACTTTGGAGAATACAGAAGGGATGATAATTAAACTTATTGGAAGATGGAATCAGTCAGACGATAAGATGGATAGAAAATTTGACGCACTCAATAAAGAGATAAATGATTTAGATAATCAAGTATCGGAAATTAAAGGTGTTATTAGTAGGTTGAATGGAAAAAATTAGGAGTTAGTATGCCAAAGAAAAAAGATTCAAGGTTAGCAAGAGCAGGGGTAAGTGGATTTAATAAACCTAAACGCACACCTAGTCACCCTAAAAAGTCACATGTAGTTGTAGCTAAAGTAGGTACTAAAATAAAAACAATACGTTTTGGTCAACAGGGTGTTAGTACAGCGGGTAAACCTAAAGCTGGTGAATCAGCTAGGCAAAAAGCAAGGCGTAAATCTTTTAAAGCTAGGCATGGTAAAAACATTGCTAAAGGTAAAATGTCAGCAGCTTATTGGGCAGATAAGGTTAAGTGGTAATGGCAAAAAAAGTAAGTTGGATGTGGGGTGGCAAAAAATACTACGGCACATTGATAAGAGAAACTAAATCACATAAGTTTGCTAAAACTAAAAATGGTAAAACAAAAAAGATAAAAAAATAATGGCTACCAAGTCTGCAAAAAAAACAAATGATAAGATGTGGAAGAGTATTGTTTCTTCTGTAAAGTCTGGTAGTTCTGGTGGTAGACCCGGACAATGGTCTGCTCGTAAAGCTCAGATCGCTACAAAGCGTTATAAGAAAAAGGGTGGTGGGTACAAAGGTGCTAAATCATCAAGTAATAGTTTATCTAAATGGTCAAAACAGAAATGGGATTATGTCAGTAAAGGAGATGAAAAGAAGCCAAGAGCTAAGAGAGGGCGTTATTTACCTGAATCAGTTAGGAAAAGTCTCAGTGCCTCTGAGCGTTCGGCTACCAATAGGAAGAAACGACAAGCTTCTGCCAAGGGTAAGCAAAAAGCTAAGTATAGTAAAAAGGTAGCAAAAAAAGTAAGAAGGTCGTGAAGTTGAATACAAATATATCAGTTGAGAATGTCGTAACTATTTTTACTATGATATGTGCAATCACGTTAGCTTTTGGATTTATGAAATATGATATAGATGCTATAAAAAGAGACTTAGAATTAAAAGCAGATAAAGAATTAATAGCTTACAAACTAGATGTAATGATGGAAGACATTACAGAAATTAAACAACTACTAAAAGAGAGGAAATAATATGGATTTTTTTAATGATTGGCTAAGTTGGTCAAATATGTTTTATTTAATTGGACTTATTGTTGCAGGATATGCTACGACAGTAACTGCTAAAAATAGACAAATTGTAAAAGAAATTGGTGATTTAGTGAAGGCGTTAGAGTCTGGTTATAAGGATAACAAAATTACTAAATCTGAAAAAGATTTAATTATGAAAGAAGCATTAGACATAGGTAAGGCAGTTATACAAAGCAGATGGAAACTCTGGGGAAAGTAAGTGCCAAAACGCTTATACCAAATAAAAGATTTTTCAGGAGGATTAAATAATCTAAAAGATCCTGCCGACATAGCAGATAATGAAGTTGCAGAAGTTTCTAATTTAACCTTTACTAAACAAGGTGCAATTGGTGGTGCATTTAATATGAAGGATGCTACAAACAATTTATTATCTGCTTACGACACATCGCATATAGACCACATAGAAGCTGGATATGGACTAGGATATTTTGAAACAGACTTTGTTCGTGATGGAGTAACTTTATCTGTATCTACATCAGATCAGAATGATAGTCAGTGGGGTTGGAAAGGCTTTAATAAAACACTACAGTTAAAAGTTAATAATAGTGTAGTGAATTTAACTACTAGTTATCCGGTTGGTACAAGATTACTAATTACTGCTCCAATATTTCCATCTGATTCCATATCGCCAGACAATCAAGGTTTATTTACTGTTATTGGACATAGTGGAAATAATTTACTTGTAGATGGTGAACTTTTAGATAGTAGTGTAGCTGAAGATGATGAAGTATATTGGGCGGCTACAGTAAAGGGATTTGGAACTGGTGATAAAATATTACTTTTAACACATCCCGATGAACATAAGATAGATGTTTACTCTACAAATAATAGCGTTTTAACAGTAGATGATTTAACCCCTACTCCATCAGCTGGATGGCAAGCAAGTCAAAGTCACACAGGAGCTACTGGAACATCTAATCTTTCAGGTTCTGGATTAACTTGCAGTGTAGCTACTGACGGTTCTGGAAATCCTACTTTTACAATAACTTTAGTCGGGACTGGATATGTAGTAGATGAAGAAATAACATTTATAGACCCCGGTAGCTCTACAAATACTGCTGTTCTTGTTGTGGCTTCTGTGAATAACTGGGAGTTAGATAGCATCACACTTAGATCATCTGCTACTGGTGTAAATTCTAAAGTGCTGTATCATAAAATAGATGACTCTATTAGGTGTTTTGATACTGCTGATAAAAATAATTGCAAAGTACAGTGGTATGGATGGATAAATAGAAGACATTTTTATGGGGGAAATAGTACAACCGATGATAATTCTTATTTAGGATATTTTGCAAAAGATAATACGTTATTACCTCCAACTGAAGATGATTTAACTTCAGCATCAACTGCCACCCCCTCTAACTTTACAACTTACCCCGCTTCGGCTGGTACTGGATTTGAATTAAATGTTATATCTCATACAGATGTTGAGGGGTTAATACCTTCAGGTGTTTATGAATTTGCATCAACTTTTATTTATGATAAAAATCAGGAGTCTTTGCCTTTCGCATACACAAATACTCATACAATATCTGATGCTAATGATTTTAAAGTATTGTCTTTGAATGTGTCAACTAAATCTCCTTACGACCCTAGAATATCAGGTGGTAGAATATATGTAAGAGAAGTTGGTTCTGATGATGAGTACATAATGCTTATAGATATTGATTTAACAAAAGGCTGTAGGACTAATTTTTCTGATAATTATACACCTTGGCATGACGCTGGTAGTTCTCAATTTAATTGCCCAACTGCAACAGCTTCTGCAAATTTTGAAGTAAAAGACTTTGGATTTATTACTTATGAAACTATCAATGGATTTGCATCTAGTATATTTAGTAATGCATTAGGTGATCAAGGTGAGTTTTGGAAAGATTCTACTGTAGCCAATAATAGAGTATTTATATGTAATGTAACAATGAAAGATGAAGATTCGGGAACTGATAAATCTACGGCAACTGTTAAAAATTACCCTGATAGAATTATGTATTCTATGCCAAATAGATTTGACACATTCCCTTCTTTTAACTTTATAGAAGCAGCTAAGGGTGATGCTGACTATTATACAGCTATAGAATCATTTGCAGATAGGATATTAGCATACAAGCAATACAGTTTAGATATTATAAATATAGCGAGTCCTAGTGATGCTAACTGGTTCTTAGAAGACAGTAAGAACTATATGGGTATAGAGTTTCATGGTGCAGTTGCTAAGACTCAATATGGTATTGCATGGGTAAATAAACAAGGTTTGTATTTTTATGATGGTTCTAAGATAAGAGACTTATCAGAGAATAAAATAGATGATGATACGTGGTATAGCTTTGTAACAGTAAACTCTATGATAATATATGATGAGGCAACTAATTTAATTTACGTAGTAAAGAATTGCTCTAGTGATGGCGATGCATATTTATATGATTTAAAAAAAGGTAACTTTACATACCTTAAAGATTTTACACATGATGGTATTACAAATGTAGTACACACTAATTTTTCAGATAGTACTAATGCTTTAGTGGGTACAGATGCTGGATCTTCTACTAGATTTTATAAACTACATAGAGATTTTCAAGCTGTATCAAACGTATTATATCAGTCAAAAGACTTTGATTTTGGGAATGCAGCAAAAGTAAAAAAAATATATGCAGTATATGTTACTTATAGGTCTAATGTAGAATTAGCTGATATGTTTTCGCTAGTAGAAGATGATGGTAATGAACATGATTTAAATGGAGCAGTTCCAGTAAGTGCAACTAATTATAAAACTGTTAAGTTAAATATACAAGCTGTAGAATTATGTAATAAAGTTTCAGTTAAGTTAAATACTGCTTCAACATCAGCTAGAGTAGAAATAAATGATATAAGTATTGAGTATAGAGAAATACATAAAAGATCTGGCTAATGATTAGAGAAGCAAGAAGAACACAAAACTCTAAACAAGATAAGATACAGGTAGTTAAGTCACAACCATCTGTTAATTCACTTAGAGAAGGACAAGAAGCTATATATTTATCTAAGTCTAACAGACTAGAAAGATATAGAAAAGAAAAAGGTAGGTTATGGGTATCTTATATGTATCCAACACAAGATAAAACAATAGATAGAGATTTAATTATTGGCAGGGATATTGTATCTAAAAATAAAAGGATAGATCCTACAAAACTTGGTGTATTTTACCAAAAAATATATGACGATGATACTACAGCTACTTTAGCTAGTTCGAACACTAATTTTGCTAACACAGATAATGCTAAAGATATGTTTGAAAATTTACCTTCAGGTACTTACATATTTATATTATCAGCAAATGTCGAAGTTAGTGCAGATAATGTTGAAGGTATTTTAAAAGTAAGATTTCACGATGCTAATACCAGTATAACCAATCCATCTGATTTAGTAGGTTCATTAAGAATACATACAGGTACGGATACTACAGCTTATGACGCTGGTGATGGTACAGATTCTTTACAGTTTATGGTTGATATGCAAATTTTAACTTTAACGCAAAATAAAGATATACACATGCAGTATAAAAGGCAAGCTGGTAGTGCTAGTGGGACTGTTACATTCAGTGATATTAATTTAATTGCAATATTAATAGGTGGAAGTTAATAATACTGTGTGCGTTATAACCTATTTATTGTTAAATTCAAAGGAATTTTAAAATGAACAATCCAAATAATTTATTAAACATGATGCAGACTGGTGGACAAGCTAGTTCTGCTGGTGGTACTTCGCTTATAAGAGCTTTGCAAAGACGAAGCGATATGAAAAAGTTAGAAAGGCAACAAAAGAAGGAAGCTAGAAGACAAAAGAGAGGTGGTTTGTTTGGTAGTCTCGGTAGTATTGCTGGCGGTTTATTGGGAGCGGCACTTGCTCCTGCTACAGGCGGTGCTAGTTTAGCTTTGTTTTCAGGGCTTGGGTCAGCGGCAGGTAAAAGAGTTGGAGAGGGTTTAGGAGCTGGAAAATCTAAGAGTTATGATAGTTCAGGTACAGTTTATGGACAGCAATCTTTTAAAGACCTAGACCAAGCTAGTAGTGATTATACTAGAGGTATGGGTGAAAGAGCTTTAGTCTCTGGTCTTCAAACGGCTTTAACTGCTGGTTTAAGTCCTAGTGGTGGTATATATGGTAAAGTAGGCGGAAAACTCAGGACATTGCCGGGAAGTGGTAGTGCTGTAGGGGCAGTAACAAGTTCTGCAATTCCAACTGCAAGTACGAAGGGGTTAGAAGCTATGGAATCTTTCTTAAGTCAAGTAGATACAAGCGGAAACCCAGTACCTTTACCATTTGGTAGTAAACCTAATTTTGTAGGTAGTAGTTTTTTAACTTCTCCTAATCTTTCTACAGCATCAACAGCCTCTACTGACTCTTATTTTGATCCCTCTTCACTGTCTCCCTATTTAAGTAATTATGAAGATGGCGGTTTAGCGGCTTATCAAACTGGAGGTTTTACAGCTTCTAGTATTTTAAAACAACAAGGTTTAGATCCAACGCAAGATCAATTAATGCAATTCCAAGCTTTTGACCCTACACAAATACAGCAAGCTAAAACAGGTGCAGAGCAAAGTTTAATGTCTATGACTGGTGGTATGGGACTATCTAGTGCTGGCGGTGGATTTGGTGCTAAACAAAGAGCGGCAACTTCCGCTATAGGAGCAGGGCAAGATTTAATTGGTGATACTACTGAGCAAGCACAAAGATCTTTTGAATCACAAACATTAGGTACTGCTGCTGACTTGATAAATCAAGAAGTAGAGTTTAAAGAGCTTGCTGCTAATCAACAAGACTTTGGGCAGTTATATGGAGTAGATACTAACAATGAAGAAGATATGTTAAGATTAAATGAGATGTTACAAACAAAAGTTTTTGGTCTTAACGAGACTACAATAAATGGAAATCTTCATGTTTGGGATGATAGTTTAGATCCACCACAATATAGACCGGCTTAATCATGGCTAGGAGAAGAAGTATATACAGTAATAGGCAAGCACAAGCTCCGGGTTCTTATGAGACTCCATTAGCGGATTTTCTTGATGCATTACCGCAGTATGTAAATCAATATCAACAGAATAAATTACAAGAACAGCGTTATAATGACGCTCAAAAATTAGCTAGTGACCAAAGAGAATTAGAGCAAACTAGATATGATTCAGCTTTAAAAAGACAGGAAGATAAAGATACTAGAGATAACTATAATAAGATAATAGATGGTACACCTAAATTTGATTATAAGACTAGAAAAACAATCGCTGGGACATTTGGTTTTGATGATGAAGTAAAAACTTACGACGAACTTATCAATACTCAAGGTGAATCAATGACTCAATTAAGGTCAAAGATAAGTGATATACAGAACTTACCGCCTGAATCTACTTTTTATCAATTTGATGATTTGGTAAGTGACATTGACCCTAAATCTAGGGAAATGTTAAAAGAAACAGATAGTCGTGCCTATGGATTATTATTAAGTGCTGAGCAAAAATTTGATCAACAAAGGTTGACTAATATGAGAGCTATGCCAACTCAAATAAAAACTGAGTTAGCAAGTGCAAACAGTCAAAAGTCTTACATTGAAAGAGAGATGATAAAAGTAGCTCAAAAAATGCCTAGTATTGACACTGACAATAAAACTGCTCAGGAAATATTAAAAGCTTTAAGGGCAACTGGCGTAGACCCAACTGGTGAATTAAGATCATTAAAAGGTCAATTAACAACATTTGAAAATACAATAGACACTATTAATAACGATTATTCAATTAAAAGACCAGTAAATGAATTACCGGGTAAGAAAGTTCCACCGTCAATAACGCAAGATGGTGTTTCAATCCCTACTTATGATGTTGATGCTTTATATGATTCTGAACAATTATTAGCTAATACAGCTCCAAAAAGCCCTAGTGAGGCAGAGCAAAGCCTTGATCTTCAAGAAGCACGATATATTATGGCTACTGAGCCTGAAGGTTCTCCAGAATACAAATCAGCAATGGATTCTTTAAATATATTAGAATCTAAACCGTTGCCCGGCTTAGGCGGTTTAATAGAAAGACTTAGTGTTGCGGGGCAAGAAAGGGCAGAAACTGGTGAAGGTATAAGAGGTATTAGACCTGAATCTAGAGTGTTTGATTTACCTCCAGTAGAAGATCCGACAGACCTTAAATACGTTGATAGGGTTCTTAGTCAATTTGATAGAAAGTTATCACAATTAAAAACATTAGCTTTAAGACCTGAACAATATCGAGGTTCTGGTGCTTCTGACAAGGTTAATCAAATAAATGCAAACTTAAAAACTAAAGATAATTTAATATCTCAAATAAAAGAATTATATAATAAAATGCCTAAGACTAAGAAATTTGAAAAGCAGTTAAAGTCAATAAAATCTATTATTCAAGACAATCCAACTGGTTTAGAAGCATTTTTAGATAGTAAAGCCAGAAAAGGTAAAGGAGAGTTTAAATTTAAAAAAGGTAAAGTATCTGAAGAAGATAAAGTATTATTAGCAGAATTAAATAGTATATTAAATTTTGAAAACAGAGAAGAGCCAGACAATAAAAATGCTTTAAGGGATTTATTACTGGGTATTGTACCGGGCGGAACTACTATGGCTTCACCAATACCGATTCCACAAGATTAATGTGGTATGCCCGAATCAACTAAAAGATATAATTATTTTAGCGACTATATAGACAACTTATCTGACGATGGGTTAGACGATGCATCTGTAGCTAATGTGCAAACCAATGGTGATTACTTAGATCAAAAATCAAATTTTGATAATAACTTATACGACCCTCAGTCTTATTATGATGCTCTGTTAGAAAAGAATAACGAACAAAAAGTATCAAAAGAAGATGGTGATTTATATGGGTTTATTCCCGGTGAGTGGTTGCCAGATTGGGTAAAAGCTGGGTATCAAAATAGTATTACAGGTGCAGCAGATAAAATTTTGACTGGAGAAGATAGGTTTGATTTGTCAAATTACTCTCCGGGTATGATGGAAGATGTTGGTGCTACTTTAATATCTTTATTTCAACCCTTAGACGCTATAACCTTCGCAGCTTCTGGTGGAGTTGGTGCAATTGCAGCTAAATCTGCTACAAAATTAGCAATTAAAAAAGCTTTACAATCTGGAGTTGGTAGAGGTGTTCGTGTTAGTGATGATTTAGTTAAGTCAGTTCTAGGTGATAATGTTCTTTTGAGTAGTGGATTAACTCGTGCTAGAAAAGGCATTGGAGGGGCATTTAGAGCAACAACGAATCCGCTAAATGAGGCAAAAAGAAGATTAACGCTTCAAGGTATTTCAGCAAAGAAGGCTAATGATATTATAGAAAAAGCTGCACCTAAAGTATTAAATCAAGCATTTCAAGCAGCGGCAGTTGGTGGTACACAGTTTGGGTTTTATAGTGGTTTGCAGTCTAGCTTAGGACAGATTGCTGACCCTGATCAGGAGTTTGATTTGCTAATGAATATAAAGAACGCATCAAAAGGTGCAGTCTTAGGTTCTGTTACAGCTGGTTCTGCTCCTATTGTTAAATCTTTTTTAAGTCCAAACTTAAATAAACTAACTCAACAATTAGCTGTAAAAGCAGTAGAGACGGCTGAGTTTGGTACACTTGCTCCTATTATGGAAGGTGAACTCCCTACCGCTGAGGATTATGTTCATTCAGCAGCAGTTATCGGTGCTTTAAATGCTCAAAAATATGCTACAGGTAAGATTACAAAAGGATATAGGAAGATCAGGGATGCTAAAAAAGAAATTGGACTTACCGTTGAGGAGGGAGCACAATTTTACGGAGCTTTAAAATCAGCTGAATTTGAAGCGAATCAAGTGTATACAGACAGGAATGGCTTTAAAGTAAACAATGTTAAACTAGACACTAGAGAAAAAACTGTTGAAAAGACTAATATTGAGACTGGTGTAGAGAAAAGAGTAATAAAAGAAGATATCGTAACTTTTAAAGATTTAAAAACGAGTGAGTTGTTAGAACCTATAACTTTTTCTGAGTTTCAAAGTAGAGGGTTTAGTAGAAGTGGTGGTAAGTACACCCCAGAAGCATTACAGAAAAAAAGGATAGATTCTATATTTGGCATTAAAAAAGAAATTAATATGAACGATGCTAACTTTCTTGATAGAGCTAGTAAAATATTAAAAACAGAATTACGAGACACGAATATAAATAAAGTTGTTAGTAGTATGACTCCTGTTCAGCAACTAAAACTACAGCATAGAATGAGAAAAGAAGCGGTTGTAAATAAACTTAGAACCGAAATAAAGAAAAGCGGTTGGGAAACAACAATGATGCCTGATAAGCTTTTTTCTGATTATCATGGTTTAAAATTTTTAGATAGAGCTGGAAAAAGATTGCAAACTCAAATAAGTGGAGACGCTAAAAAAAGAGTTGATAATTATAATGTTGATTATTTTAGCTATATGGGAACTCTTAGTCAGATGTATAATGATATTGGTTTATACGCAAAAGGAATGGTGGGTTATAAAGAATCTATATCAAAGTTTACAAAAGAAAAATTATTTAAAGAGACCAAAGATAAATTAGAGCAAGAATCTATTGAGATAGGAAGAAAACTACAAAACCCTAAATATGCAAATGATCCTGTAATTAAACAATATAGGGAAATCTTTGATTATATGTGGGAAGAAGCAAAGAAAGCTGGTGTAGATTTAGGTAAAAAAGAAGAATGGTATTTTCCTCGCATTGTAAAACAGGATGTCTTAAAAATATTTTCTCAAGATTTTGGTAAGCTTAGAGCTGAAAACCCTCAATTATTTACCGAAACCTCTTTGTATAGAAATTCTAATTTTCAAAAAGTTATTGGTGAAATCGTCGAAAAAGGTAAGGTTTCTAAAGAAACAAGAGATGTTTTGTATGAAATGGCTGGTATAAGAAAAGATTTATCAAGGGAGCAAGTGCCTGATTTTGACATTAAAATATCGGGTGCATTTAGAAAGTTAAATACGACTACGAATGTCCAATATCATAATGTTGCAGAGCATTTACAAATATCTAGAAAGGCTAAAGATTTACCAGAATCTATTTTAGAAACAGACGCTAGAATTGTTATGTCAAAGTACGGTCATCAGTGGGCTAGGAAAGTTGCTGAGTCAAAAAACTTTGGAAATAGTGGTGAATTTTGGGTAGCATCAAGAGATGTTTTAAATAAAGCAATTAAAGTATCTGATTCTGGCAGTAAAAGAAAAAAAGTATTAACCGAAGAGCGTGATGTATTAGATAATATGTATAAAATATTAACTAATAAGATAGAATTAGACCCTTCTCATAACTGGAAAAGTCCACAAGCTAAGAAAGTGTGGAGTGATATAGTTGATTTTGAAATTGGTTCTAAGATAGGATTAGGCTTTGCTACAGTTCCTAATATAACTCAGGTTGCTATATCCACAGCTTTAAAAACTGGTTACTATCCAATTATAAAAGGTATATATAAGCTTTCTACATCAAAAGAATACAGAGATTTAGTTGGAAAATCTGGCGTTAGTAATATATCTATCTACCAATCATTAGCTGGTTTAAGACCTAATGACTCCAATATGGGTAAGTTTGCTGAATTTACAACTTGGGCTTCAGGATTTCAAAAAATGAATCAGATAAACCAATTAGTATCTGCTGCTGCTGCTAAAGAATGGGTGGGTATGTTACAACCAATAGCACAAGGAAAGGGAACTGGTAAGTTTAAGACTCGTCAAAATTGGGCTAGAGAAAACTTAAGAGAATTAGGAATAAGTAATATAAATAATATATCTGAAACTCAAATATCTAAATCTATGTATAGATTTGCAAGAGATACTCAATTACAAAGGAACATACTTGAAGAACCATTAATATTTAATGACCCAAGATTTAGACCTTTATTTTTATTTAAAAAATTTGGATATAAGCAGTTTAATTGGGTTAGAGGAGCTCTAGGTTCTGAATTAAAAAGAGGTAATATATTTCCAATGTTAAGATTGGCTTCTGCTGGATTATTTGGCGGTGAGTTTGTTTCATTTGCTCGTGATAAGCTTGCTACTTTTTATGCTGGAGAAGAAGTGTTTAACGAAAATGAATACTTTTTAAATTTTGGAAATCTAAAAGATGTTGCTTTTGGAGATAAGAAAATTGACTCTTTAATAAGTGCTGATCGAATGACTTGGGGTGATGCTCTAGATAGGTTTGCCTCAGTAGGTGCTATGGGAATATCTATGGATATAGTAGCTGCTGAGAATACAATAAGAGCTATAGAGTTTGCAGGTAAACCAGCCGTAGTGCAGGATTTTGATAAGATATGGCAAACAATGACTAGAACTTGGGAAAATCTTGGAGAGTATGGATCTTTAGGAGCGTTGCAAAGAATGCCTAAGTATCTAGCCCCACTTTTCGGAACTGTACCTAGACGCTTAGCCCAAAGAATAGAACCATCGGGTCAAAAAGAAAGCTATGTAAAATACAGAAAAGGTTTTACTCGCTCAAAAATATTAGATTACATGATTGAAGGAGATTCTATAAGAGCGACAAGGCTTGTAAAGAACTGGAATAGGTCTTTTCCTCAGAATCCGATACTATACGATGATATAGGTGTTGACGACATAACAAAAAGAATACTAAGGAAAGCAAAGAAAAAGCTAAAACCTTAATCATCATCTTCATCATCCATTCTAAGTAACGCTTCCTCAGCATAACTATCTTCCCCTGCGTTTCTCCAGAACTCAGCTAGTCTTCTGTAATATTCATTAGTACTCACAACTCGATTCATACACAGACCTACCAGTCTAGTTATCTCTTTTCTTTCTTCACTTGTAAGTTGTTCGCTTTCAGGTACGATCGGGTCATTTTTAAAGTAATTCCATTTTGTACTATCATTACTTTTATTACCTGAAAAATCATCCATTATATCCATGCTATCCCCTATTGTTATTCGCTATTTGATATTCTTCTTTTTTCTTTTTAACAAAAGCACTTCTTTTTCCCTTTGTCATATCTTTCCAGCAATCATCTAATGAATCAACTCTTGTATCAAACCCTGAAGATAAGCCACAAAACAATCTTTCTTCATCATCATAATCACCTTTATATGGATTCCAATTACTTTTTGTACAGAATGCACATACTTTGTCAACTTTACTACAAATTTCAAACATTAAAGAAAAAAAGTACCTCTATAATCACGTTTATAGCGATATTATTATCTTTTTGATATAAGTATCGCTTAATATTAATATAAAAAATAAAGGGGCGTTAGCCCCTCTATTCTCTATTAAGTTAAAAAAGCCTAGAATCCTGCGTCGTCTTTCTTGTAAGCTTCTTTAAATTGACCAGAAAGGTATTTTTTACCATTCTTGTCTTGATTAATCCATAAAGAAAAGTCTTTCTTTTCTCCACCTACTAATCCGTTGCCAGTATAATCAGGTTTCTTATCTCCCTCTTTCTTATACTCGTTTTTCCAGAGCTTAAAGGTCTGGTCTTTTTGTTGGTATTCAGCCATGCTGATTCTCCTTTATTATGAGATGGTCTACCTTATCTTGATTCGCCAATCAATTTCAAATGAACCATTTATTTTCATTTCCTTATAAAGCAAACCATCTCTCTTGTTAAAAAAAATATTAATCACAAACTTCACAGACTGAGCCATGTATTGTAGAAGTCTCTTGAGGTTCTCTATTTATCATTGCTTCTTCTATTTTATACAACATGTCTAATTTGATTTGTTTCAGCTCTTTAAGTAAAACCTCATAAGGCTTTCTCCAATCAGCAGTATCCTGAAATGGGATTTCTAATTTGATTAGATTCTCTAATGAGTTGATCATAAGCTCAACCTCTTGTTGTGAAAATTTTATATTTGCTATGCACTTTTGTTTATTCATATTAATACTCCCTCTGATAGTTCTTTTATTTTATTACTCCATAGATATATATCTTTTTTCTTTACTAGGTAAGCTTGCTTACTAATCGTGTCTCCCTTACCAATAAATTCTACTAAGTTATAATCTTCGCTTTTAACTAATTCTTTTAATCTTTTTAATTTTATCCATACTAATTCTATATCATTCAAATGAAAAACCCACCAGTCAGCAGTGCTTGTCTCTAAACCTGATGGTCTATTATTCATTTCTACTTCTATTACTACGTTTCCAGTATACTGTGATTTAAAATCTTTTTTTACTTCTACTGTTTTATTTATTTCAGGTATCATTATATCATATTCTTTATGATAACCTTCTTTAAGAAAGGCTTTAGGGTACTTCTTTTTAATTATATCTAGCACAAGGTTCTCTGACTTTTGACCACTAGTTAATGATTCTTGAAAACCCATTAGAATGGTACTTCTGCTTTACTCTGTAATTGGATTGCTCTACCTACTGAGTATGATATCTGAGAATCAAAATCATTTGTAAACTTTTTAGTAAATACATCTACCAATACAACTGAACCTTTTATATCGCTGAGGTATAGGAAAGGTAGTTGCCCACCTTCCCCATCCTCTTTGCGGAGACCCATAAGGGACAAAAACTTAGCAAAGCCCCAGTTTTTACTGTGGTCGTAAAGTGCATCACCAACCTTTTTATATCTAAAAATGCCATTATCTATTACCTTGCAACCATCGTAAGGGGGATGATCTTTTTTGTCGATAGTATACTCAGGTTTAAATACGTCAGCAATAAAATTACCAAACTTGACATTCTCAGATATAGAAAGGTCTGTAATTGTAGTAATGTACCTACCTTTAGGCACAGAACCGTTATCGTCATCCAAAGAACTTGGATAATAAGCATCCCCTAATTCAGCCATCTAAACTTTCTTTAGCTCTGTAATCCTATCAAGACATGCACCAAGATTATCTGTAGTAATCTTACCATCTCTAAGTCTAGCCATAACGATGTTCTTATTCTTTCTATCAAGACCAATAACCGCTTTCTCTATCTGTTCAGTAACATATTTATCTGTATCAATCTCTTTACCATCGAACTTTTCTTTTACTTCTTCAACAGTTTCTTCAGCAGTCATTGGTTTACTATTAGCTTCTGCATGCTCACCTAATATCTCCTTGATACCATCATAACCATGTATTACAAACTGTACCCACTTTTCCATAGTCTTCATGTTATCAGCATTAAGTTCCATACCATTGCTAAAGGCTTCTACAGCAATACCATGCCTTATCTTGCCTTCTGTTATCTTATCCCAATCGGGTTGTTTATCGCTCATAGGTCGTTTCCTTTCTCTTTTAATCCACCACCACATACTTCATAGAAGTTGCAGTACTTGATATTACATTCCCATTTATATACTGGGGCAACACCAAGCTCTATAGGTGGGTTTCCTTTTTTAAACATCTCTTTTACATTATACCAGTATTCTTTTGCCATTTCAATATAGGATATAGGTATAATCTTTTCTCTCATTCTTGAATTATCTTTGTTATAATATAGTAACGCAAGCTTTTCTATTTTGTTCCCCGAATCTTCTTCATACCACCAAGCGTATGTACCAAGTTGTAAAAAGTAATTAGTAGCGGGGTTTGGATCAGGATTTCTACCAAATAGACCTTTCCACTTCCAAGCATTGCATGTCTTTATGTCAATCATTGCCCCATCTTTAATTAAAAGTAAGTCAAAAAATCCCCTTACATTAACGTCAGGTAATTGTATCTCTCTTTCCATCATTACTTGAGCACCAGTTTTATCCGCATAATCTCTTACTGCTTCTTGTATATCTCCATGAACTAAGTCACCCAATCTAAATAACCTCATAGTATCTTCATTTACTGGCTTAGGCTTTACCCCTGCTACATGTTGAAAATAGTGTTTACGCATACACATTCCTGATGCAGATGCATGAAACCATTTTTCCTGACCTTGATACCTTTTCTTGTAATGCATATCATTATTCTCAAGTAACCACTCATCGTATATTTTCTGTACATCTATCATATTATTTCCTTTTGGTATGTGAATAGAAGAGAGGGCAATAAGAACATGACGTTTCTTGATAGTGTGATTGGAAAACAAGAAGGATTTACAAACCAATCAAATATGCCCTCTCTATATTTCATTACAGCCTAACTATTTCTTTATTTTTAGAATAAAGATTTATTTCTATCTCTTGATTATCTTGAGTAGTAACAACCAAAGTTTTATAGTATTGTGTATATGCTTTCTCTGTTTTTGCTACCTTAATAGATTTAATATCATATATACTAATCTCTTGCCCTTGACCTAATTGTAGGTTCATACTTGCTCCTTTTCTTGTATAGAATTTGCCCATTTGTCTAATGCAGTATATTCTATAGACTCAGCCCTAACTACATAGTTTAGTGCTCTCCTGAGTCCAGATATTTCTGCAAAGTAATAATCGTTACTAGGGTTCTTCTTCCATTCTTTTTCTGTAGATTTTATATCTCTACGTATATTTGTTTTTATGTTATTTAATATTGTAAACATTATCATTCTCCATTTCATATATATCAGCTACATCGTATTCCTTACCAGTGTTTGGATCATAAGTAATGTATGTTACTACTTTACGCTCTCCGTTATATCCCTGATACTCTTTCTTTACTTTTAATCTCATATACTATTAACTCGCTCCTTTACTATTTGTTCCGTTATTATTTATTATTTCTTCCATATCACTATAATAATTATTTTCTTTCCAAGTTCTCTTCTTGTGGCAGTTACGACATCTTATTTCGCACTTCTCTATTTCCTCTTGAACTGTTTGCCACTTATAGCCATGTCTAATTAAATAAGAAACGCCCTCAGAACCTTTATATCCAACTCTTTTTTTAACACCTCTAACATGGTCAAACTCCAAGACTTGAATATCTTTTTCTCCGCAATCAACACATCCATTTACAAAGTATTCTTCAACAACTCTTTTATAATTGTTATGTCTTCTTTTAAACTTATTACGTTTAACCATTTTAATTTGATGATTACGCATACTGGGATACCATTCCTTATTGTGGTAATCATGTTGACATGCCCTGCACTGATATTGCAAGCCATCTTTCTTTGCTTTATTCTTATTGTATTTCCATTTGAATTTATATTTCTTACAACGACTACATTTCTTAACAAGCATCTAATCCTCTAATTCTAATTCGTGTATGAAAATAGGGGTATATTCCCCAACGTAAGCACCTGCTACATTATAGTAAAAATGATCTAATGCATCCTCCTCTGTCATCTCTTCATGCACCATCATAATTGTTAATACTTTTTCAATAGAATAAACCGCAACTCCACTATCTGTATATCCGATAAGTGCATCATCGTAGCCATCGGCAAACATCATCTCTGGATTATCTACCATATAGGACATTTCTTCTCTTATGTTTGATTTATTCGTCATGTTAACCTGCTCAGGATTGATTGAATCTACGAAAATAGTTATTCAAATCCAAACTAATCTTCTTTATGCTTTTCATGGTACTCATCAATGTATTCATTCAGTACATCGACAACTCTGTAAACATTTGTTACTTCTACCTCGGGTTGCTGATTGACAAACTTAGGCGATACTCCATAATGTGCTACCATCAATTCAGTAGAATCTGTCTCGCCACTATACAATCTGAATCTAGGTTTTTGTAATCCTTTGGTATCATCTTTACCAATAACTGCTGTTTTTATCTTTACTGCTTTCATTAGTTATCCTTTCTTTTATCTAATTCTACTTCTGCTAATCTTAATAGCTCCCATACCTTTATCATATAATCCATATCTCTTTCATAATCTCCATCCATTCTTATTCGATGTAGGTATAGTGTAAAATCCCTGATTGCTTCTTTATATCTTCTATCCCCTTCAGCTTGTGAGCACTCACCATCCATGTAAGCATTCTCTGATTCTGTAGCTGAGTATAATTCTGTAAAGCGTTCAAGCTCTGAGGTTGGTAAGGCTTGTATAGTTTGCTTATTCATTGTTTGCCCTTTTTATCCTTTCTTGTTGCCATCCATATACATTTATTAAGATAGCATCTGATGTGTTTAGCGTTACTTTTTTATTTATTTTCGGTTCATCTTTCTGGTCGTCAACTATCTTTTGAGCCATTGCTTTTATTTCGTTCTTTCTAAGCTTCTTATCTTTAGATAGTCCTAATGGCTTCATCCACACTTGAGGCGATACTAGGTTACACTCAATGTCTAATGCTCCTAAGAACCCCTGCCAAACTCCGTAATTAGTACCAAACTTAAATGCACTACTCCTGCCATCTGTAGGAAATGCGTGTACTTGTTCAAGATAGGCTACTGGTTTACCATTCCACTTCTCTTGTATCGGCTTCATCAATTCTCGTAACTCATCTATTGTTTTAGGATACTTGTGGTATTCTGTAATCATACCAGTAACAGAGACTGCGATGCCCCCTCCTTTTCCAGGATCTATGCCCCATATAACATCCTTCATTACATCTCCTCTACTTTTATTGTAGGGTGTAAATCATCAATCATGTAATGCTCTTTATAATGAGTAACTTCTTTCAACGCCTTCTCTTTATTCTTTGCTCGGACATATCCATTTACTTCTATTGTGTAATAAAATTCCTTCATAATCTCTCCTTGTTTCTTATTATACGTCTGTACTTTTTAAAAGTTCCAAATTAATTTTTATCTCTTAACAAAACCTTCACCTTGCCAATTCTTAGAATTTTTTAAATATCTTTCATCAGCTTCAAACATTCCACTACCTAAAGAATCTGCTCGTTTTTCTAATTCCTTGTAATATCTATCAGCATACAATTCTTGCTCTTTAGTCAGTAATCCAATCATATTCTGTAATATGGTGCATTTGTCAAAGTCATCAAAATTGTGTAATCCTTTATGTTTGTAGAATTGTATATGTAGTTTCTCCTTATCAGGAAAATCTCCATTGAACGATACTTTACATATTCCTTTTTTCTTCGTCATTACTAAATATCCTTTCTCTTTTTAAATCTTTCCAATTTCTATACTTTCTTTTATCTTCTTTTGCTATATCCCATCCAATCTTTCTTAGAAAGGGTATACCTCCTCTTTGTAAGCTTTTAATATAATTTCTAGCTAGGTTCAATTTAACTTTTACTGCTTCTCCAGTTTTATGTACGAGAAAAATTGCATCTTTGTCGTTATTGTACATTTATTCTTCTTCTTGAGGTTCACATTTACCACACACTTCAATGTTCTTTCCATACTTTGGAAAATCGTTGTAATATATTGTTTTTCTATTCCTTCTTGTTCCAATTACTCTCGTGTACTCCCAACATAAGTTACACTTAGGACAAGATCTTACATATTTGTCTGTGCTATTCTTTTGTTTTACCCGCTTATTTGGTGTGCTTCCCTTTTCTTTATTGAAGAAATTAACACCTAACATTATTTCTCCTAAGATAGTATTCTTATTTTCTCCTATTGCTTCTATTAATGATTTACTAATTAATTCTAATCTATTACTTCTTCCCATTTTTCTTACCTACTTCCATTATGTATGTTTCCCAAATCTTCATCATCATATCTTGCTCTATTTCGTTTGCTTCTTGATAATCAAATAAATTGATTTGTCCCTCTGCTTCTATTGTACGTTTAAAATCGTCGTACATCTCATCAAATATTAAATCATGTTCTGTTGTCATCTATATACTCCCAACTATTATTTGTTGATTCCTTCATATTGTCTGCCATTACCCAAGCGGATACTATTTCATCAGCTTCTTGGTAGTTAGGATAAATAATAACCCCATCTACATACTTACCTTCAAAGTTATTCTGCTTTAAGTCTTTAATTATGTAATTAGCTTTATAGTCAGAATAGTAGCTATGTTCTAAGTCTTTACCTTTGCCTAGTAATTTTATCATTTTAATTCATC